CTTACCGCATTTTGGGAGTCGCCGGCTATTGGTGCGGACAAGCAGCCGATTGACTTCTGTTCCGTAGTCGAGTCAACGGTCGGATGGCTTAAGCTGACAGGCAACGCCTACTGGCTACTCGATGACTCTTGGCTTGCGTCTTCCGGCCAGCAACCGTTTCCCGGGGCTCCGACGACTCCGACCCGATTTATCCTTGCCCGCCCAGACAGCGTGACGCCTGTCAGAGAACGGAATGGTGGGCTTCTTGGATGGAGATGGAAGGACGGAGGCGGCAACGAGCGCATCCTTGCTATCGAGCAGGTTGTCCACTTCAAGCTCTGGAACCCGTACGACAGTTGTCTTGGGCTCGGTGAATTAGCTCCCGCCCGGAGCGCGGCTGAGAGCGATTATCTCGCCGGGCTTTACGAGACAAACCTTTGGAAGAATGCCGGAGACCGTGGGCCGATTATCGGGTTGCCGGCAGGCGTTACTCTGACCGACTCGCAGCGGGAGCAGTTCGTTGCGCAACTTCGGGAGAAGAGGGAACTAGCTGCACGGGGCATCTTTAAGGCCGCATTCATCGACGCCGCCGTCACGGTCACTGACCCCACCGTGCAAAAGATTGACGCCGCCGTCATTGCCGGAAGAGCGGCGGATGCTACAGCCGTTGCTGTCGCGTTCGGTGTTCCTCCGTCAATGTTTACGGTCGCCGCTTCTTACTCAATCGGAAGCGCATCGGACCGTTACAGGCTAATCGAAGACACATGCGCGCCTACTGCCCGGAAGGTAGCCGAAGGCATTGAGCGGGTGTCCCGCATGTTAACCCGGTCAGGCAACCTCTTCGCATGGTTTGATTGGTCCCGGCATTCCGTCTTTGCGCAAGTTCGCGCAGAGCGTATCGCTGTATCCGCTACGGCATGGGACAGGGGCGTGCCTTGGTCGACGCTTAACGACTGGCTGAACCTAGACATGCCGGAGTTCGATGGCTGGGAAAAGAGCTACCTGCCTTTCAGTGCAACGCAGGCTGTAGACTCGACAGAGGACTTGCCGGAGGACTCGACGGACCAAAGCGAGCCGGGGTCTGAGCCGGCATTGCCGGACTCGGCGGAAGATAATTCCCCGGACATGACCGTCACCGAGTCGCTTGTAGATAGCTTCTCCAGAAGGGTCTCGCCTATGGACAGGGACCCGCGAGAGCTTCGGCTTTGGCGGTCGCACATGGACAAGCGCAAGCCTGCGTTGCGCCGATACCAGTCCGCAATCGACAGGGAGCTGCTTGCCGCACGTAGCGAGACCTTGCGCAACCTCGCTTCCTCCGGTGTAGCTAAGGGCATCTCCAAGCGTGCCTCTGCCGTCGAGATAGTCTTCGACCTTGCCAAGTTTGCGGAAGCAATGACCGCTTCGCTAGGTAAGGCTGCGAAGACGACGTTGAACGAGGCGGGCGGACAACTCTACGCAGAGGTCGGACTAAGCCCTTCGGAATACAAAATGGCTAACGACCAAGTGAACGCCTACCTGCTAAAGCGGGAGAACAAAGTAAAGGACATGACGCAGGTCGTCCACGAACGGGTCAAACAGTCGTTGGCCGACGGCATTGACGGAGGTGAGACCTATTCTGAACTCGCAGCGCGAGTCCGCGAGGAGTTTAACGGGATTAGCAAGGGGCACGCCAAGACGATTGCAATGACCGAGGTCGGCTCCGCTTACAGCGAGGCGCGACAGGACGCGATGGAGCAAGCCGGAGTTAAGCGAAAGCGATGGCTGACTTCCGGTGACTCCCGGGTTAGGGATACGCACGTCATGGCTAACGGACAAACCGTTGGCATCGCAGACTCATTCGAGGTCGGAGGCGTCTCCCTTAAGATGCCCGGCGACCCGGATGGGCCGGCGCAGGAGGTTATTAACTGCCGCTGCATCAGCATCTCCGTTGCGGAAGACTAAAACCATGAGCGCACACGCTATCCGTAGAACAATCAACCCGGAAGTCCGGGTCATCGACAACGTCAAAGGCATCGTCGAGTACGTAGCTAGCGACGAGACTCTGGACTCTTACAAGGAGGTCATCCGAGTTAACGGTTGGAAATTCACGAACTTCAAGAAGAATGCCCCGTTTGTCGATAGCCACAACTACGGCAGCGTCGACAAATTGCTCGGTCGTGTCATCGACTTTCAAGTCAAAGGCAACAAGCTCGTCGAGACGGTGCAATGGGCGAAGGACGTGCCGGAGAACAAACTGGCGCAGCTCGGATGGAGCATGACTGAGGCCGGATATCTCCGAGCCGTTAGCGTCGGCTTCTATCCTGTTAAGATGGTCGCAAAATGGGACCAAGACCAAAGCGGCTACAACAAAGCACTGCGTGAGCTCGGCCTAGAACAGACCGACGAGGCGAAGCAGCCACGCGCTGTCTATCTGCAACAGGAGCAGGTCGAACTCAGTGCGGTTGTCATCGGTGCTAACCCAAACGCACTGGCTAAAGCATACAAAGCCGGAGTCATCGACGACGCCGGGCTCACTTTAATTTCAGAGAACTACAGCACGGACAGCGGCTCATCGTCCACCGAGGGCGTTCATGTTGATGAGCATCGCGAGCGCCGCCGTCGCTGGTTCCTCTGGAGTATCGAACGCAACCTCAACACCTAACAGAACGAAACTATGTCCAACGAGTTCCTCGACGAAGCCGCTTTTCAGTCCCGCGTCATCGGGTCTGTCGACCGGCTCGAAACTGAAATGAAGTCCATGAAGGCTAAGGTCGACAGCTTCAAAGACCCCGCCAACACCAGCCCCGAAATCAAGTCTGCTCTGGAAGACCTCACGAAGCTCAAGCGCGTCGCGAATGACCAGCAGGCGAACTTCGATGCCTTTACGCGCAAGCTCTCGACTATCGAAAGCCTCTGCAAGCGCGAAGCTCGTCACTCCTACGGCTCCCCTATCGAGCGCGTGAAGAATGACCCCGAGATGCGCATCCGCCTTAACGCCGCCGTGCGTCTCGCCGTCCGCAAGCCGGAGTGCATCTCGCAAAAGATGCGCGACGAATACAAGGAAATCACTGGCCGTGCGCTTGGCGAGGAATCGTCCCCGGGCAGCAACCTCATCGACGACAAGCTGGCCGCTGAGATTTACGACACGCTGGCGACCTACGGCATCTGGAACACGTTCTCCGTCGTCAACGTCGGCACCGCGACAACGAAGTTCCCGGTGACGACGGCTCGTCCGACCGCTTCGTTCATCACGACCGAGGCTGGCACCGTCAGCGACGGTTCCTTCACTGGCACCAGTGTCTCGCTCACCGTCGAGGTCATTGCCGCGCTGCTCAACGTGTCCGTCCAGTTGCTTGAGGACAGCGAGTTCGATGTCACCGGCTACGTGATGGACCACTTCGCTCAAGCCTACGCCAACCGGCTCGACTATGCCTGCCTTGCGGCAAACGGCACGGTGGACGCCACGAACGGCGGCATGACCGGCATCTTCAGCGGCGGCACTGCCGCAACGGCTGACGCCGGGGCCGGTGCCGACGACACCGTCGAGGAACTCGAAGTCGAGGACTGGATTCGGTGTCTCACGACGGTTGACCCCATCGTCCTCGCCCGTCAGGCGAAGTGGTGGATGCATCCGCAAATCCTCGCCCGCACGCTGGCCATCAAGGACAGCAACGGTCGCCCCATCTTCCTGACTGCGATGGAGGCTCCTACGGTCGGTGCTATCGGCTCCATCCTCGGATACCCGGTCGTGCCTGCCCTCGCCGCTCCTAGCACCAACAGCGCGAGCCAGAAGGTTGCCGTCTTTGGCGACCCCGCCGGGCTCGTTGTCGGCATCCGCAAGGGCTTCACGTTTGAGGCTTCGGATGAGTTCCGTTGGAACACGCTCGAGCGGTCGTTCCGTGGCTACGGTCGCGCTGGCACCAAGATCCGTGCCGCCACCGCCTTCGCCATGCTGACCCTCGGTGCCTAATCAATCAGGGAGCCGCCTTGCATAGCAGGGCGGCTCCCTGTCTTTCTATGCCATCAAAAGCACAACCTAAAGCGGAGCCGAAGACGCAGCCGAAGACGGAGCCGCAAAAGCCAAAGGAAACGGCTGTTGAGCCGGCTCCTACTAAGAGCGAAAACAGGAAGCCGTCAGACCGAATGGTCCGCATTAAGAATGTAACCCGGCGCAATCTGTTTGTCGAAGGCAACGCCATCGCGCCCGGAGCTGAAGCGGACATTCCGGTCCGTGCGTTCCTGAACTTTGGAGACCGGGCTCGGAAAGCCTGACATGGACCTCGGCTTGTCTAACCTTATAAACCTGAAGAACAGGTTGTTGCCGTCCGACTTTGTCGGAGGGTCTACTTACGACACGCTCATCACGCAACTAGGGCGAGGCATTGCTTACTCCTTCGAGGAGTTCTGTAACAGAAAGTGGCATCGTCACGTGGGGCATGAAGATATCTTCACCGCAGACAGGACGTGCTGGATTGCCTCGCGCTTTCCGTTGGAAACGATCACCGCTGTAGATGTAAAGACAGACGAGGCATCAGGCTGGATTAGCGCGGGGTCTGTCAACGGAGCCATTGAGTCATTTAATCCACAAACAGGCGTCATCCATTTCCCGTCGCTACTCGGAGACCCTACGACATTTGTGCGTATCACTTACACCGGGGGCTACTGGTACGACACGACCGAAGACAATACGGGCTCGCTTCCTTCAGGCGCAACTCGATTGCCATACAGCATAGAGGAGGCTTACTATTTGCAAGCAATGAAGGTTTGGGAGACAATCGACAAGCAAGGAGCTAACACAGGAAAAAGTGGCGGCGGAAATGCCGGACTGCTTGGATTGTCTCTTGCCGGGCTTGACCTCGTTCCTGTCGTTCGACAAACGCTTATTTCATTCCGCCGCATGGCAATAGTCTAGCAATGGCCGACGCCTCGCAAATCAACGGACTTATCTCGCGCCTTCAAGGCATCGTTATGACGTCCGCATTTACGTCGGTTCAGCGGACATACATGGACGTATTTGACGACATTCTAAATAGAAGGTTTACTGGGCACGGACCGTTCCCGCCATCAGAGCATCGGCTCGGAGTTGTCGACGGAGAACTTAGGAAGTCCATGAAGATATTCCCGCCGAAGTTAAGCGGGGACACAATCACGCTGGCCGCAGGAGGCACGGTTAAGTACTTTGACGTGCATGAATACGGGTTTAGCGGAACGGTAAGCGTACGGGCTCATGAGCGGAAGATAAAGCGCAAGCGCAGGCGCAGGAAGGGAGAGGCGGCGACGACAATGGTAAAAGCGCATCAACGCGAAAATGTTGTCATTCCTGCTCGCGCTCCTCTTCGGACCGGCTTTGAGGACAAGCAGACTAGCGACAGGTTCACGAAGGCGATTGTCAAAGACGCAGAAAAAGCCATCATGGAGGAACTTAAGAAGCTCCAATGAGCACGGCCTTAATCACCTTGCAGACGCTCGTAAAGGATTACATCCTGACCGACCCATTTTTCCGAGACTTTGCGGTTGTTACAGAGGACGAGTCCAGCATTGAGTCATCAATCGAGAAGTCGCTGCGCGGAGTTCTAGCAGGAGCTAGTGGCAAGGTAGGTTGCTCCATTTTCATCTCTACCATGTCAGGCAGCAAGCCAGTGCCGAATAACCCGGCAACTTACTTCGAGGAGGTCACAGTTGTCTTCGAGGTTGTCGAGCACCGGCTTATTAACCGCAATGCAAGCCACTCTCCGTCTGGGACTCTTATTCCCGGGCTCCAAGTAGCCGAGACGCTAGCGGCTGTGATGAAAAACTTCCAAACATCGGAGCTGACGCCGGAGCCGCATTTCTACGAGCAGGACCAAACAATCGGCCCTCCGCAAGTGGCAGACACGTCGGTTGTTATTCATCCGGTCCGCTTTACGACGACCGCAGGCAACGTGGATAACACCGTGGTTGTAGGCCCTCCGGGCCTGTCTATCGCCGGAGGATTTGCAACCATAACCACCGGAACAGGTGGGGATGTTACGCTCTACACAACGAACGGCTCCCGCCCTGCGTTCTACGGCAACGACAACGCGCACAACGTCGGCACAGTTTACACTAGCCCTGTCGGAGTGGGGGCGGGCATAACCGTGAAGGCGCGGTCGTTCCACACGGGCATGGCCAAGCGCGGGTCTTTAATTTCGTCAGCAGTCGCACCGTAACATCAACCGCATTAAACTATGGCAGTCACACGCTCAAACCTTCTTCGAGGGCCGGCCAAGGTTACTTGGAACGGGGCGACCTTCTGGTCCCGGGAGGACATCGAGGTTAATTTTCAACAGACGTGGGAGGACATTCTCACCTCTTGCTTTGACGTCGTCGACGCCGCAGAAACGGACCGACAAATCAAAATTAACCTTACCCTGTGGGGCGCATGGGAAAACATGTCTGTCCTGTTTCCGTCGCAGGTCGTCAACTCGACGGTCGGCGGAAGGCTTTACACCGGGTCTGACCTTCCGCTTGTTATCCATCTGCGCGGAAGCGGGACAACTCAACGCCTGACTATTCACAACGTCCAAATTACAAAATTGGCCGACCTCTATCTCGGACTCGACAACACGCTGTTTGCGCAATGCGAGTTCACCGGGCTTATCAAAGACGCGGCTGACCCGGAAACTGCGGCGAGCTACTACACGCTGGACACCGCTGCCTATTCAGACGTCGCCTTCAGCTTTTCCAATTATCATCGGCAACGGTGGTCTGCTTCGTGGAAAGATGACGCTGCAACTCCGGCTGCAATTTCCGGCTTTAGTTCCTTCCAAGCGCATAAAGGTTGGAACATCGGCTGGGCGATGAAGGGTGCGTTCGATTACAACGCAAACGTCGGAACAGTCGACTATGTTATTCAGGGGCTCGAGGTTACTGCGAAATGCAACCAGATCGTTGGGCCTACACTTTCAGAGCTAGTCGCCGCACGTCGATTTGATAGCAGGGCACTTGGCAAGCGTGTCGGTGAAGGCAGAGGCCAGTTGACTTTGACGGCTGGTCCTACAGGGCCTGCAACTTCCATCGTTATTAACAAGGCAAGCCTCGTCGACAATTCCCCTACGTTTGGTAACTCGAAGCTCCTCAACGGAGACGTCACGTGGAAGAGCTATCGCAGTACGACAACCGCCGGTGCTACACAGGCAACCGTCGTTATCACTTAAGCGTGAGTGATTACATTTTCCTACACGCCCCTCGGCTCTACTGCTCAGGTTGTCCTGTCACTATTAGAGAGTGACCGCTTTTGGCCGCCTGAATGGGGGCACGAGTCGCAAGGAGTCATTCAGCTTTCACAACCAACCAGAGGAGCAAGCCAGCGAGCATTTGCCCGTGGCAACGTCGTCGTCCCTATTCGGTTCACGACGTATCGTGTCTTTGCCAGTCGCTCGGCGGCTTGGAGGCATGCCTTTATTGACGTCCCAAAAACAAACGGACAGGTCGGAACTCTGACTATAACAATCCCCGGGGGCGGGTCATTTCGTTCAGTTAACTGCGGATGTCAGGCGAGCCCGTCGCGTTGCAACGACGTCGGCGTCAGGACTAGCTGGTCGTTCGTCGGACCTCTCCTATCATGAGCACAGAAGCAAATATCATCCGCATCGAGTGCGACAAAGCGCAGCCGTATCAAGGCATCACTGGGCTCACGAACAAAGTCACAGGAGAGCGGGTTAGGCTTCCTCGCGGGAGGGATATACAGGTGGAGCTTGGTGTCCGTGAGCGCGGCGTCTGGATTGTCGATGTTGAGAGCGAACTGGCAAGCATCACGGTCGAGGTCAAAGCGACACGGACAGGAGCTGCTACGGTGACGGTCACAGACGCTGGTCCGTTTGCACTTTGCCAAGAGTCAGAGTGGACAAGCGATACAAAGCAACACGCGGCAATCCAGCTTCCGAACGGACAGACGTCCGGGTTTACTATCGGCTCAAGCGGGGAGGCGGACTATTGGATGGTGATAACCGCTACGACGGTTTCAGGAAAAGCAATCACGCTTGCCGCCGGAGTCGTTACGGCAATCGAAGATGGAGGAAACTATAGCGCAACGACTCCGTCTGTTGGTGATGCTAACTACGTAACGCAGGCGCAGCTGCTAACAATGCTTCCTAGCGGGAGCAATCTTATCATCGAGGAAAATGGTTTCAGAGGCCGGCTAGGCTTTGATGAAAATGGCAACTTCTTAGTCCACATGCTCCAATGATTATGCTCCGGCTTCTTAGTTTCATCTTTGTTACCTTCATTCTTACAACCGCAGTGAATTTGCGGGCGGCTGTTACAAACGTCGAGGCTGTCGTGACGTTCACGAACGTCGTGCTAGGCGTTACGAACGGGGACACAATCACTATTAACGGAGACGTCCGCCGATATACAAACGGAACGCTGGCTTCAGCCGCAACGTGGATACGTTCAACCAACTCTGTCGGATGGGCTGCAACTAATACGTGGCTGCACCTCGGTCAGTATGCGCCTCTCGGAGTTGACTACGTAAATCCAACGAACACGAACGCAATCATCATTGCCTCGACGTTTAAGACGAATACGTTCCTCACGGTGTCGCTTTCTTCCGGCGTCGGCACGGTGTCATACAGGACGAACATCTGGGCGGACGTGCTTCCAATCAGCGGACCGAACTCCGCGCTGCCGACTCCGGCAGGCAGAACTAATAATGCAAGCAGGCTCATCGAGCTTCTCAACGACAACCGACAAAGCAATGCCGTCGCTAACGGAGTCGCAGCCCTTAGCAATCTCCTCGACCGCATTAGCCAGCAGACTTCATCCAACAAGCTATTCTACGCAACCACAAACTCCCGTGGACTGATCGACTACACGCGCATCACAAACGTCTCCGGGATTCATGGTTCAAATGCCGTTATCGTCGGAGCTAACCTGTCTGGTATCACAAACCTAGCAGGCACAAATGTAACGGCTACAAACGTCACGCTTTACACAGTAGGCTTGTACGGGCTTACAACCGCAAGCGGAACACTCGGCATGCTTACTAACGGAGCGTGGCAGAATGCCCGGGTCACAAACGGATATTCAGTTGCATTCACTAACATTAACGGAGTCGCAAGCAATTTGGTTGTCTACGGAGGTCTGCGGTCAGAGGGCTCCGGTGGCAACAGTTTGCAGGTTGGCAGCAATGCCGTTGCGAGTGGGGCGTTGAGCATGGCGCTGGGGAATAGCGCAACGGCTTCTGGCGCCAACTCAACGTCGCTAGGTGTTGGCGCATCAGCGACCAACACGGACGCCACGGCTGTTGGCACGGCCACCTCTGCTGCGTCTTATTCAGTTGCAATCGGTTCTGGCACGGCGGCTTCTGGTTCTGCTTCCGTTGCCGCAGGGTTTGCTTCTGCTGCATCGGCTGCATCCGCAATCGCGCTTGGCAACGGCGCCACGGCATCAGAGGAAAAGGCCATCGCTATTGGCTATGCGTTGACCGAAGCTCTCAATGGAATCGCCATTGGCGACAGCACTGAAGTTCAGGCCGGTGCCAATAATTCCATCGCCATTGGAAACGGCTCCACGGTCGGCTACTCAAACAGCGTGGCGCTTGGCTATCAGTCCGCGCCAACTGCCGTCAATCAGGTCAGGCTGGGCAATTCGGATTCAGTGGTCAGCGTGCCCGGCTTCATCCGCGGCACCCTGTCCAACCTCGTCACCGCCGCCGGCCAGACGAACCTCATCGCCGGGGATATCTCCACGCCAATCGGGACAATCACGACGATTGCCAGCGGAGGAAACCGCATCAACATGGGCACCCAGTCGGTGGTCAACATCACCGGCAGCCCGACGGCAACATGGTCCATTGACGGCATCATCTTCGGCACCGTGGCACCGCGCGACGGGCACCGCCTGCACGTGCGAAACAACAGCGGCTACAACGCCACGCTGGCTCATAATAGTGGCTTGGAAGCGGTGGCTGGTTACCGTTTGTCCAGCCCGTCCGGCGTAGACCTCATCCTGACCAATGGCGCCATGGCCCAGCTGGTCTACAGCGCCGCCGATAGCCGGTGGCTGGTGTGGTCGGTGTTTGACGGAAGGCTGCCTGCCGTGGGCGCCACCAATGCAATCAACTCAGTCTGGACCAACGGCGTGGCCGTGGCGTCGAGCAGCGCCACCAACCTGAACATCATCTACGGCAGCAACATGGTGTTCCGCGCCACCAACATCAACGGGCAGGTGGACCTGCACATCAGCAGTGCGGCGGTGGGTGGTGGTGGGTCCGGCCTTATCACCAACGACAACCAATTCGGCCCCAGCACGACGCTGACAATCAAGGACACGCCGCTTATCACCAACCTATGGGTCTATGGCAACAACACCAACGCGCTTAGAATCAATAGCGGGGTGATTACGAGCAGCCTGCCTGCGTTAGATATTAGTCAGACGTGGAGTAATGCTAATGCCAAGTTTTCCGCGCTAACTGTTAATGTGTTTAACACAAACAGCAGCAACACAAGCACCTTGCTGGAATTACAAAGTAATTCAATCCCACAAATTATTATTGGAA